GAGAACGTCGTCCTGCACCGCCAGCCACGCGAGAACCCTCGCCTCGATCTGCGACAGGTCCACGCTCAGAAGCACCTTCCCCTGATCGGCGATGAAGCATCCCCGCAAGCACTTGGAGATGGCGTCCATAGGGCTCGCAAAGAACGTCCGGAGCCCCATCGTGTCTGCCGCCAGCTTTGCCGTTATCTCGGGATTAAATCCATCGGGCACTCTTGGAAGGTTCTGCGGTTGTATCCCGCGCCCTGCCCAGCGGCCTGTCCTGCCCGCCCCATAAAACTGGAGAAGGTAGCGAGCCCTGTCGTCCTGCACCGACTTGATGGAATTCATCTTGCCCAGCTTGGCCGTCGAACTCTTCGCCGCCATCTGCCGGAGCCTCAGCACCTGTCGCACGGTTCCTTCCGCCACCTGATTTATCGCCTTCTCGACGTTCTCCTTGTTGACGTTCGGCATCGTCAGGCCGTTCGCGTGAAGCCAGTTCAGGAGCCTTTCGGTCTGAGTGCCGGGAGACGTGACGGCCCCGCCGGTCAGCACCCTGCAAGCCGTGCCGATATCTTGGATTTCCCGTATCGACGCTGTCATCAGCCTTGCGACCATCAGCGTGTCGATCTTGACGCCGTTTTCGTTGATGGCCCGATCCAAGATCGACAGCTTCTGTTCGAACGGGTGTAGCTCCGGGATGACATCGTCCAGAGCCCTTTCGGCCCGTACGTCATCGATGCAGTAGTCCCGAAGCTCCGTGAGCTTGATGAACTCCTGCGGGTCTTCATGATAAGGCGTCTTGCCGGTCCTTGGCTTGGACATGCGCAGCATCAGGTTGCGTTTCGTCTCGTCCTTGATCTGCGCAAGCTTCATCGCCTGCCCAGCTTTCAACAGCCCCAGCGGCAACCCGTAAGCCGCAGCCTTCTGCATCGTGCATATGGTCTGCGCCGGGGAGACGCTCACCTTATAGTGTTGCTGGATGACCTCGCGTTCAAAGCTGGCGTTCCATGCCCGAAGCTCGCCGCCATTCTCTATATGCGTGACGATTTCCGGCGGAAGCTCGTCCGTGTTCGGCCACATCAGCGCCTTGACCGGACCAACGTCAAAAGCCCACGCGATGATCGTCACAGCGAAATCCTTGGACTTCACATAGTTTTCCAGCCCCACGACCTTCAGATCGCTGCTGGAAAACGTCTCAAAGTCCAAGTGAAGTACCCGATTTCGCATGTCTATTGACCTTGTGGAAGAAAATTACGATGAACTCAAAATAGTCGTTGACGAACTAAATGTAAAGCCCTATATCTTGGTCATCGCAACGGAGAACTACTGAAATGTCGATCCTGAACATCCACCCCGCCGACGAACTCGCCGCTATCCGCGAGGAAATCAAAATCCTGCAAGAGCGCGAGGACATCCTTCGCAATGCCCTGATGAGCGGCACCGAAGCCGACCGTAATGGCAAACAGTACAGGGCGTATGTTCAGACATCCACCCGCGAGACCATCGACAAGGCGTCGATCATCGCCGCTCTGGGTCTCGACGTTGTCCAGCCCTTCCTGAAGAAGTCGGACGTGAAGTCCCTCAAGCTTGCAAAGAAGGAGGGCTAAACCCAGTGAGGCCGCTCACGATGAACCAGCAATCATATGTCAATCCGGACTGGCGCTTCGATGAACTCATCGATGCGCTAAGACCTTACCGCGTCATCGCCGAAAGGCTCCAGTCCAAGGGCTATCCGCTACTCCCGCTCTCTTCGATTGCCGGGTGGCGAATGCGAAACTCCATTCCAAGCGTCTGGGTACTGCCCATGGTCCAGCTTGGGCTGGAGGCTCGGATAATCAAAAGCGTCAACGATTTGCGGGTGGATCAACCCCCATTGGAGAACTATCGAAATGTCGGAAGTGAACTCAGTCATCAAGGCTTTAACTGACAAGGCCAATGACGCGGTCGATAACCGCGACTACCACCAAGAGCGCATGAACCACCACGCCCAGCGCATGGAGGAATTCAAGGCTCAGGCCGCAAGATACCACATGGCGATTGACGTGCTGCACGAGGCGCTGGACGAGCCCCCGCCGGAGATGTCTCTCTTGGACAGGCTCGTCGGAGCCACGTTTCAGGACGAGCCGGGTGTGGTTTGCGAAGAGCCCTACGTAGACCCTTGGGACGGGGAAGGAGTGCCGGAGAACCCGGAGCCCTTTTCGGAAGAGCCTGAAGGGCGAGAAGAGCCTCAGGTCTTCGACCTGTCTCGTGTCCGCGAGGGTCTACGCCTTGCTCACATCTACTATCCGGTAAAGCCCTGCCACCGGAATTTCCTGACGTTCTACCGGCAAGTCTTGTTGGGGCACGTCATCGATCACCCCGGCTACAAGGCCTACGTGGACGCCGGAGGGCTCCCGCTGCACGGCATCTGGAACCGCACGTGGAAGAACGCTGTCACCGCTGCCGACGAACTCGGCATCGACCGCGAGGCTCTCTACCGGGAGACGCTGGTCCTGCACCACATGATCTTCAAGCTTGGCACCGAAGGCGTGGACTTCCTGCCGGTCAACGAACTGGAGACCGCATGAAGCCCTACACCATCGCCATAGACCCCGGATCGGTATCCGGGGCCTACGCCCTCTTCGACGGCTCCAGCTATACCGTGGGAGACCTTCCCACGGTGGGCAAGGAAATCAACGGTCACGGTTTCTTCCGGCTGATCAGCGAAAGCTTCATCCAGTGTGCCGTCATCGAACAGGTCTCCGCCATGCCCAAACAGGGCGTTTCCAGCACCTTCAATTTCGGTTACGCCGCCGGGGTGATTTACGGCGTTCTCATTGCCCACGGGGTACGCGTAAAATTCGTGCGCCCTAACGTGTGGAAGAAGCACTTCAAGCTCGTGGGGAAAGACAAGGAGGCCTCCAGAGCCCTCGCGCTCCAGAAGCACCCCAACGTTCTGGGGCTCGATCTCAAGAAACATCACGGGCGGGCTGAGGCTCTGCTGATGCTCGAATGGTTTGCGGAGAACCCGTCATGACTGAGAAGTTCAAATCCCTCGCCGACTTCCTGATCGGCTGGTCGTGGGACAAGCGGACCAAGACCAACCCCATCTGGGGGACGTGCGCCTTGACTGGTTCCGTCATCGACAAGGTTGACCGTGCGGGCAGGGCGATCCTCCGCCGCCATGTCGTGGAAGCCGAACGTTTCAGGCTCTCGGACGGTTTCTTGCTGCGCTCGCTGGACCTTGCTTCGACCAAGGAGCCCGCTGAGATGCTGTCGATTGCAGGGCTCGCGAAGCTGCCCTTCGACAAACCCATTCTTGTCGAGTTCGACGCCAACGTCGCCTACCACAAGCGCCTCGAACTGCGGACGGTCTATCCGCTGGAGACGGAGCCCCGTGGCCACGACGGCTACCTCTTCCTGCCGTTCAAGGATGTCTGGGAGAACCATCGCGGCGAGACCGGCTGGCTGGCCGTCCATCTGTCCGATGATCCGGACGGGATGCCGGTCTGGCCAGTGACCAGCATGTGCGGCAAGCTGTCGGAGCCCGAAGGCGTGACACGCGGCACCAGCTTCCGGGCCTCCGCGTGGGGCTACACGGTCGGCAAGACCGGCGAGCTTGGCTACGCCATCCACAGCGAGCTTCTGAACGTCGGCAGAGCCTTCATCGATCCGTATTTCAGCTTCCCGATGGTGACGATTGCCCAGAACAACGGGATGAAAACGGCTCTCAGGAACCTGTACGTCGCCTCCGAAGGCTGGGCCAAGGAAAACGCGGGCTCGCTGAGGCTCGCCTGCGCCATCCTCGCGGGGCTCAACACCGTGCCGACGCGGCGCAGCATCCACCGTCCGAACAGCACCTACCAATATCGCATGAAGACGCTGGCGAACCTGTCGATCACCGATGTCGCCATCGATGCCAAGCCGGGACACGAACGTGCCGTCTACGAACACAGTTTCCGCACCGCCATCCGCCACAGGCTGCACGACGTTCGTGGCCACTGGCGGGACTTTGCTCGCGGAGACGCGCCCTACTGCGCCCATGAGATCACGGAGACCGATAACGTCTACGCCCTCTGTGGCAAATGCACCCGGCTCCTGCGGTGGGTGGTGCCGCACGAGCGCGGCGACGAGGCTCTGGGGCGGGTCATTCACGACAACTACACTGTGCAATGAAGGAAACGACGATGAAAGTGACCGTCTACGAATGCGACCGCTGCGGCAAGAACGTCCGGGAAGACGAGGTCACCCACGTGGAATTCAACCACGGCAGGGGAACCAAGTTCAGCCTCAGTGACGAGACTTTCGAAATGTGTTCCGCCTGTGCCGGGGTCATTATTTTGGCGATCAAGGAGAAGCGGACATGATGTGCGGCGATCTCACCACGTGGCTAGGCCTTGGAGCCTTCGCCTACGCCATGACCGTGATGTTTCAGGACAAGGACGACAAGCCGAAGCCGAAACCGCCGGAACAAAAAGCAAGACGCCAGAGGATGGACAATGCGGAAGAAGCGCGAGAGCAGATGCGAATTAACCGACGAAAAGCAGGAAGCACTATTGATTGAGGTTCTCAAATGTGCGATGACTGATTTCCACGAAGAACTCAAGGAAATATCGAAATGACGGACGCACCCTATCCGTTTCAGTATGACGCCATCGACCGTGCGGCTCTAGGCCGTATCTATCTGGGTTTTGACCCCGGTCTCGGCAAATCCCGCACCGCCCTTGAAATCGCCATGTCCAAGGACGCCAAGCGTGTCTTGGTCATCTGCCATGCGTCAGGACGTTATGTCTGGGAACGCGAGGTCAAGAAGTGGACCCGGTATCCGGTGACCATCGTCCGCAGCCTCGCCGATCTCCAAGGCTCCGGCGTGAAGGTGCTGACCTACGGGCAGATTTCGAAGTCAGGTTCCACCTTCGCCGCCACCGTCGTCAAGGGGCTCCCCTTCGATGTCACCATCTTGGACGAGGCCTCCGCCCTCAAGAACGCCGGGTCCAACCGGACCCAGATGATATTCGGGAAAATGCTCCATAATCTCGGCTATGCCATTCCGCTTTCGGGGACGCCCGCGCCTAACCATGCGGGTGAACTGTTTCCAGTTCTGAAGGCTCTCTTCCCGGCGGCACTGGTCAAGGACGATGGTCGGCTTATGACGCAGTTCGAGTTCGAGGAGAGCTTTTGCAAAGTTGCGCAAAAGCGGTTTGGAAACGGTCCCAGCGTCCGGGTGATCGAGGGCTCTAAGAACCTTGGCGCTCTCAAGCAGCGGCTTCGGCCCTTTATGCTTCGGGTTCGCAAAGATGAGGTGCTCAAAGACCTTCCGCCAGTGCGGTACGATGTCGTCCCCATAGCCGTAGACCTCGACATGGCCAAGGGGCTTCCGGACCTCGCAGAGTTCGCTGATGACGAAGCGTTGCGTTCCTACTTTGCCGGTCACGTAGGTGACCGCCACATCATGCGCATCCGGCAGCAACTCGGGGTCTGCAAGACTGGACCCTCTGTTGAATATATAGACGATTTCATCGCCAATCTCCCGGCTAAGAAGAAAGTCCTCGTCTTTGCGCATCATCGCTCCGCCATTGAACACATTCTTACTGGGTTGGCCGACTGGAACCCGGTGCATATCGTAGGGGAAACCGATGAGAAAGCCAGAGCCTCAGCCGTCACCCGTTTTCTGGGTGATCCACGAGTGCGGGTCTTCGTTGGCAACATCCAAGCCGCTGGAAGCCAACTCACGCTTGTTGGTCCCAACTGCGATTGCTCCGACGTGTTCTTCGTTGAGGCTTCATATTCAGTGGGTGACAACGTCCAAGCAGCCGCTCGTTGCCATCGCATTGGTCAGCGGGAGGCTGTCGTGGCCCGGTTTCTCACCGCTCACGGCACCATAGACGACCGCATCCAGCAAATCCTCGCCCGCAAGGCCAAGGACTTCAAACAACTTTTCTCATAGGAGACATCGAAATGATGAATATCAAGATCGTATTCGAGGCCGACAGCATTCCCCGGCTCCGCGAGCAGATGCTGCTGTTCTTGGGGGCTCCGCAGGGCGCGACCATTCCCGTAGAACGGGTTGCGGAATTACGGGAAATGGCAAACCCCGGTGAGGACGAGAGCCCTAGCTGGAGCCCTGAGGACATCGAGGAAGAGATCAAGGTCAAGAGGGAAAAGAAAGTCGAAGCCAAGGCCGAAGCCAAGGACCTCGCCAAGATGAAGGAAGAGACCTTGAACAAACTCAAGGATTTGTTCGTCGCGGGCAAGGGCAAGATGGTGCGGGAACTGCTGGTCAAGCACGGCCACGGCGCGAAGGTGTTCCCGGAAGTCGAGGCCAAGTATTTCCCGGCGATCAAGGAGGCAATCGACAAGGAGCTTGGGCTATGATCGACATCTTTTCCGATCCCCCGGCCCACCGGCACACCGATCCCGACACCAGCCGGAACGCCAAGCAGTACAACCTGAAGGGCGACCGGATTGCTGTCCTGAAGGAGTTCTATCACGTGCATTGCCGGGGGCTCGACGGCCTGACCGACTACGAGCTTGCCGCGAGGCTCCACAAACAACAAAACAGCGCGGGCAAGCGGCGCGGGGAACTCCGCGATCACGGGTACATTGAAGACACCCCGATCAGGAGACCCGCGCCCAGCAACTCCCTGTGCATCGTCTGGCGGATCACCCCGGCAGGCGCTGCCATGGCAAGACTATTCGAACGACAGGAGATTTTCGGATCATGACAGAGAACGATTTCATGGTGGCCATCCAAGCCGTGCTGACCAAGGCGCGGGACGAGGGCTGGCCCATCGAACGCGTCGTGGACGCGGCCAACGAAGCCATCAACGAATTCGAAGTAGAGGAAGAGGACAAGCAGGCCAATGACAGACAAGATTGAACAGGCACTATCGGAAGGCATGGAAGAGGCTCTGGGCGTCAGGGAGATGGCCCAGAAGCTCGCTCCGCGTGGCGTGATTACCGACACGATGCGCGGCGTACCGTCGTTGGTATCAACCGGCACCGTCGAGGCGAAGCTTCAGGCCATCGAGAAACTGATCGCCGAAATCCGTGTGGTGTCATCACAGGTCAAGGGGTTGCTGGGATGACCGCCCACGCCGCCGCGAGCCCTTCATCCGCAGCGATGTGGCTGAATTGTCCAGCATCGATCACGCTGGCCAAGGGCATGACGCGCCCCTCCTCGCTCTACGCGAAGGAGGGGACGGCGGCGCATCAGATTGCTGAGATGATCTTGCAGGGCAATCTGTTTCCTCCCGGCAAGATCAAAATCGAGGGCTCCGAATTTATCGTAGGGCTCCCGATGCTGGGCTTTTTGAACCCCTATATCACGTTCGCCCAAAACCTGATCACCAACGCGAACGACTGGTATTGCGAGAAACAGGTCAAGATAAACGACCTCGTCTGGGGCACCACGGACTTCGCTGCCCGCACGGGGCACACCTTGGACATCGTTGACCTCAAATACGGAAAGGGGGTGCCGGTTGCGCCCGGAAGCGCCCAACTGAAAATCTATGCCATCGCCGCCTACAAGACCATGTGGGATGGCGACTACATCGACACCGTGAACCTGACCGTCGTGCAACCGCGCATCAACATGTCGCCGCAGACCCTGACCATGTCCAGCCTTGACCTCTGGGAGTGGGGAAAGACGGAACTGGCACCGGCCATTGACCGGCTGGAAGCGAACGACACGACGGAAAAATATGGCGCTTGGTGCCGCTGGTGCGTCCGCAAACACGAGTGCAACGCCTTCAGGAACCACAAGAATTCTGCCGCCGCAGAAACTTTCGACGACGGGGTTGACACGTTGAGTAATTAAACGTAGGTTGATCCTGCACATCGAAACGCAACACAAAGGAACTGTGAAAATGCCAAGTCTCAACACGCCGTATGGCACCCTCTCCTTCCCGCATCTCTTCCAGCCCAAGCCCCGTGCAGACGGTGGTGAAGCCGTCTATTCGGCCCTGCTGATCTTCAACATCGCCCAGCAGCAGAACGCTGCCTACAAGGCTCTTCAGGACGCGTGTATCCGCACCGCCAAGGAAGAATGGGGCGACAAGGTCAACCTCAAGGAAGTCAAGATGCCGTTCCGCGATGGCGGCGAAAAGGCCGACAAGTGGGCCGGGTTCGAGGAAGGAACCACCTTCATCTCGCCGTGGACGAAAACCAAACCGGGTGTGGTCAACGCCCACCGGCAGGACATCCACCTCCCCGAAGAAGTTTGGGCTGGCCAACTGGTCAGAATGAACCTCACCCCCTATGCTTGGATGAATTCGGGCCGCAAGGGGATTTCGTTCGCGCTCAACCACGTCCAGATCGTCAAGACCGATACGCCGCGCATCGACGGTCGCGGCAACGCGTCGAACGTCTTCGATGATGGGGAAGTGACGCCGGAGCCCGAGACGGAAGACAGCCCTTTCTGAGGAAACAAGATGCATAGCCTCGATCAGGACGAGGAATTTCAGGGGTGCGGGTGCCCTGCCTGCACCCTCCACCACCTTCGCTGCATCCAGCGCGAAGCCCTGAAAGCTGCCCATGGCATGGGAAAGAAGGGGAAAGTGTCATTCGAAGAGATCAGATCGATGATGATCGCCTTGGCCTTGCGGGCGGATACCGCCTACGAGGCTCTGGAGCTGTCCCTCCAAGAGAAGACAGCCGAAGAGGAAGAGCCTCCAAGGCCTCATGGGTATCACTGAACCTAGCGCCGGTCGTCCTGTGGGCGTCCATCGTCACCATTGCCGTCATGGTTCTGGGGCTCCTGCGCTGAAGCTTGGGAAGGCAAGGACACGTAGTACTGTGTGAGAGTGTCCATCTTCCCCACCGGGGCTCTGGTCGCCGCATTCCGGAGCCCCGGCTTTTTACATTCTGAGATTTATTCCGGGTCCCATCCCGACTAGCTGCAACAGCAGCAAAATCACCACCAGACAAGCGAACACCATCACGACGATCTTGATGATGCGCCCCAACGGGTCAGGCACCGGGATCGCGTTGATGACGTAGTAGACGAGCCCCACCACGCAGCACAGCACGATCAGATAGATAAGAAGCGCGATCAGGTTCATGGCGTTCCTCCTTCCAGCATCTGCTGGACTTCTTCGCACGTCTCCCGCACCGACACGTAGCTGCTCGACAGACGGATGGCGCATTTTACGCCGGGAACCAGCAATCGGTGCTTGGTTTCGTGCGGGTGGATCAACTGTTGGACCGCCGCCGGATTGATGGCTATCGTCCTGCCATCGACGGTGTGAAGCGTGATCAGTTGCAGACCGACGAGGGCTCCGATCATCACGGCCACCAGTAGATGATGGCGATGACCGCAATCAGCGCAAAGAACATCCACATGCCGACGATCACATCCGTGCGCTTCACAAGGCTACAACCTCGCATTTGCAGTGAACTGGTTCATGTAAAACGTGTAAGTGGAGTTACCTGTGTCATAGTAGCAGCCCGCGCCCTGTGCGGTCGTGCCATTCGCCGTCATGCCCAGACTGCCGCCCGCATAGTTCAGGACGCCGGTGTAGATCATCGACGGAGCCGTCCGCATGGGCACGGGAAAATTCACCCAGAACATGCGCAGCGTGTCGCCCCCATTGCGCGCAAAACCCAACAGGCCTGCGCCGCCAATTGGCATGTTCCAGTAGTAGCGAAAACACAGCGCAGCAGTGTCGCTTGGGTTGGTGTATTGCCATGGCGGCGCTATCCCAGAATTGGTTGGGTCAGGATACAAGCCGACATCGCTGATCCTGAAATACTTCGCCGTTGTCGCCGCGAGATTGGTCTGGCCGGGAGCCGTGACAAAGTTGCCGGAACTCCAGCCTTCGGCGGCTGACGTGTAGGTAGAGCCGCTGGCAAACGTGAAATAGATTTCCAGCCCCAGCGTATTGTCTGTGGTCCACGTCCCGCTGGTTATTGGCGGTATCGGCAGGACGATTGTCTGCCATGACGCCGTGACGTTGAACATCTTGGTATAACAAGTGGTTGCCGGATTGGCATTGCGCAGCGCAACGCCATACGACCCCGGCGTGTCACACTTGGCGTTGAAGCGCAGCACCGCCGGGATGGCCTGTGCCGTGCCCCACATCAGATCGGCAACGCGAGACCCTTCGATGCGCGTAAACAGGCCATAAAGGTCACCAGCCGCCAAGGACGCCTTGGCAACCGTGAGCGAGTTGACCATCACGTTGCGTGTGCCGAATGGTGTCATGTCGCTGCCTATGCCAAGCTGCGACGATGGCGACAGGTTCGCACCGCCCAAGACCCATTGGTCAGCGGGGTAGGTACCAAACCCCGTCATTGCGGTCGTGCCGTTCTGCTGACTGAACAAGAAGTCGCCGTTGACGACCTTGTTGGGATTGCTTGCCGTCCTCGTCGCAATGGGCGTGGCGGATTGCAGCCAGACGCCATTCGAGAAGACGTAGGTCGGCCCGCCCGCCGGGGTGTAGCGGTCTCCGTTTGCCGGGGTGTTGGGGAAATCGAAGCTCATGGGGTGCAGTACTCCACGATGTAGGCAAGGCCAGAACCACCATTGCCACCAATGACTGGACCGGGACCAGCGTTGCAAGCCGCTGCACCGCTTCCGCCACCGCCCGAATTGGCTGATCCGACATTGCCAGCAGTCCAAGTACCACCTGTGCCGTTGGCAACACCTTGCCCGCCACCTGTTCCACCACCATTACCGGACCATCCCGGTATGCTTGATGTCGTTGGCCCTTGATTGCCCGTTCCACCTGTTATGCCGTAAGTAATGATGTCGCCGACACCTCCCGCAGCAGTACCCCAACCGGGAGAGTACAGCGAGCCACCAACGCCGCCCTTGGCGGTCAACAGCCCAGCAACAATACTGTCGCCACCAGTCCCCCCTTGCCCGCCACTAACGGCTACGCCACCAGCACCAATCGTCACGGCATAGGTTGGATTAGTGATATCAGACTTGCGGAAATACTTGGTGGCAGTCTGGCCCTCGCCGCCGCCACAGCACCCGTAATTGGCATTGAGAACGACGTTGAACCCACCACCAGCGCCACCGCCGCCCTTGCCCACCGCAAATCCGTGCAGCATCTTCGGGTCGGGCGTCCAAGTGCCGCTGGCTGCAAATCGGGTCACCTTGGGAACGGACGGGACATCCGGCAGGAGCCCCGTGTTGAACTGCACCCACTGCGTACTGGTCGCATCGCCGTACCAGATGAAGGTGTTGCCGCTGTCGCTCTCCCACCATAGCTGCCCGATGACAGGGCTCGCGGGCGGGCTGTCGCCGATATATACCCCGGAGCTTAAACCGCCGCTGGTGAGGCTCCACACGCCCAGCGCGGCGCTCCACGCATAGGACGGCCCACCGGTCACCGGGGTGAAGAGCGCGCCGTCTGCCGGGGTGTTGGGGAAGTTGAAGGCCATTATGCCGCCTCCAGTGCTTCGACGCGGGCCTGTAGCTCTTGGACTGTCTTGGTCAGCGCCGCGATGATCGTCCACGGGTTGGGGCTCTGGACGAGATCCGGCGCGTCCTTGTAGCCGGTTGCCGCATCCATGATCGTCGTCTCTTGCAATTCGTGGGCAAGGAAGCCCCAGCGCGGCACCTCGTCGGCCTCGAACAGCGGCGCATAATCCGCCTGCGTGTATTTCACCGGTCGCAGAGCCTTGACGATGTCCCATGTGCGGTCGAGGTCCTGCACGTCCTTCTTGACGCGATAGTCGGAGGCAATCGACATGTTGCCCATGTTGCTGCCGTCGATCCAGACTTGCAGGGCTGAACTGGTCCACCAGAAATTAAAGATGTTGCCCCAAGCGCCGCCGGATTGCCCTGCCCTGCAAAAATAGCCGGGAGCCGCCTTGACCCCACCGGCAGCTATAGCCAGTTCACCGTTGCTGCTGACAACAACTTGCCCAGCCGTGCTTTGAGCCCCATTAGGACGCATATAACAATTGCCCGCGCCGGTCGGAGCGAGGATGGCATTGGCCGTGGACGATTGGAAAACCTGTCCGGTAGAGGTAAAGGTGTTGGCGGTCACCGTGGCGGGTCCGGTGATGTTGCCGTTGGTGTCAACGACCATCTCCCCGGTCGAAACCGACGCCCCGCGTGGACGAAGATGGATGCCGCCGGTCGAACCAGAAGCGTTGGCCAGCACGGCATCGATGCCGAGCAAACCACTATAATGGTGGGCATTGAGGACCGAGTACCCTTGCATGTCGAGGTCGCCGACGACCTTCGGCATCGTCGGGGCTCCGGGAACGACCATCACCCACTGGCTGCTGTCGCCGTCGTTGTAATAGATATAGAGGGAGCCCGTGTCGCTCTCCCACCACATCTGACCGGCCTGAAGGGTGCCGGTCGGAGCCGCGTCGGAGATCACCGCACCGCCGACAATCGACGCCCAAGCCCCGGACTTTCGACCGTAGGTGATGCCGTCCATCGGAGCCTCTTCGGCCACGTCAGCCCACAGGCCGTTCATCCGCCCGTAAGTCTGGCCGTCCTTGGGGGCGTCGGGCACGGTCGGCGTCGGGTCGAACTTCCATGTCGGCGTCGAATAGATGTAGTTCGGCCCACCGGAGGGGGTGAACTTCTGGCCATCGACGGGGCTGGCAGGGAAGTCGAACATGCCGGGGCTCCTACGTGGTCGGCGTATCGGGCGGCGTCGGTGCGGCCATTGGCATGGCGGGCATGATCAGCACCGCGAAGGCGTTGGCCCGTGCGTCCCAGATCGATGCCAGCGCGAACTCGATGTCGGCGTCGGGCACCGCGTCCGGGCCTCCTTCCTCCAGAGCCCCGGATATCGTCGGGTTGCTGGACGCGACGTGCTGGGACAGCAGGATGGCGTTGTCCGCGCCCTGAATGATGCGGCAGGAATAGGCCACGCGGTTGTTGTGATTGGCCGTCGTCGGGTCTTCGGTGGCGACGGCCTGCGCCACCTTGAGCGAGATGAAGGAGACCCGCATGTAGAAGTCCGGGTCACTGGCGGCGATGATGATCTCTTTGCTGCTCATAGGCCACCTCTCAGGGCTCTCTGGATGGACACATTGTGGAACAACCCGTGTTGCGGGGCGAGCGTGATGTTCTTGGCGATGACCGGCGGCGCAGGCTTCTTCTCCACCACCCAGTCGTTGTCGCGGAACAAGGCCCACTGTCCGGTCGCCGTGAAAGGTGGCACCTTTTCGGTGGCGTTCGCCGGGATCAGGAAGCGTCCGGGCTCCATGGGATCGGGATCGGCATCCGTCGCGATGTTGAGGTAGGCTCCGGTGTCTGGACTGTAGTGATAGACGAGCATGTCGATCCTCAATACTTGATGCAGGCCAAGACGGCGATGTTGCGCGGTCGGGTCTCCGCGCCGCCAAACGACGCGGATGAACCGGTAACCCCGTGGGTGTGACGGGCGCTCGCGCCAGCCGACGTACCGGACACGCTGTGGTAATGCGCTGCCGAGCGACCGCCGCTTTGCCCGCCGATGGTGACGCCATGGATATGGTCGCCGTTCTCACCGGCTGTATAGACGTTCTTGGAGTTCGCCGGGGCGTTGGTCGATGGCCAGCCGTCGTTGGAGGTCGTGCCGCCGCCGCCCTGAAGGATGTGCTGGTGGTCGAAGGAGCGACCGCCGGAGTTGCCGGAAACCGTGGTGTAGTG